CGCACAGTGGATCCTAGGCGTTACTAGGTCTTCAATTCTTGAACTAATTGTTTTCGGGTTTCTACTCAAGCTATGGGTAACACCAAAACAAAGGACAGACAGTATCAATCGAACTCAAGCCAACCCACAAACACATCTGCACCAGTTCTGCTGAGAAGGCAGGCAGAACCAAGTCTGTATGGGAGACACAACTGCAGATGCTGTTGGTTTGCAGACACAAACCTAGTCAATTGTTCCAACCACTACCTTTGCCTTAAATGTCTGAACACAATGTTAAGAAGATCCAATCTCTGTGACATATGCGGTGAAGAACTTCCCACAACAATCATTGTTCCAGTGGAACCATCAGCACCACTGCCCGGACAATAAGGCATCCTCGAATGCCCCCGGGGGGCCCCAATGGGGCCCCCCGCGGGGAGTCCCCGGGGGCGAATGTGGAGCTTACTCGATCTCCTGAATACATTGGTCTCTTCTGAAGGGCCGACAGGTGATGCCTTTCAACCTTAGGTTACCTAGGTTGTCACTGACAACCAAATCCTGTAGGTGCTTACTATAAGCTACACTGAAACTAGTAAACTCTATCCAACTATCCATTTGGCATAGAGACTTTAACAAAGCAGTTCTATGCAAATCATAAATCATCTCAAAGTCTGCTTGATTAAAATCAATTGTTTTCTTTATGGATTTCAAATATGGCCAGAGATTGCATAGCAAGTTTTCAATTTCTCTGTCTGTCTCCAGTGCTCCAAGAGCTTTCACAATGGTATCACCAAAAATCTCCACCCTCATGTATGATAGCTTCTGATTATCAGCCATGAAGGCACCATTTTGGAACACAATGGGGTTTTCCTGTTCTTCCGGCCCAACTAGAACGTAAGAGTATTTGTCCCTCAGTTCATCCAAAAAGTTTGAGAAGTCCATGATCACGCATTCTAACAATTTAAAATCATTGGATGTTGCCAACTCATGTTCTATTAAAACTTTTGCTAAATTCACACTCTTTGATCCATTAAAGAGAGGCAGTGTAGGTATCATTGAGACACCATCTAGAAAAAGGTGGTTGTTTCCGGCACCAGAGGCATACAAACTCAAAGATTGTACTGGAATTTTTACCTCTTCTCTTAAATGTTCACTCAGATTTATTAAAAGCAGAATCCTAAAAGTGTACACAACTTTTCTTGAAATGTCAAACTTTGTTGATCTCCTCTGATGAACGATCTGAATGTTTAACCCCACTTTAACAAAGTCTTCTCCAAGATCCCTGAAAAAATCAGACAAATCCTGCCTCTTAAACTGTAGTGCTGCCAAATCTTGACAAGAATCAAGGGATTCTAAGCTGACTACTTCGTCTAATAAAGTTGAACAAACATAGCCCATTGTCATGTCATCCAAAGTCATGGCCCTCTCAAGATTGTATGTCTTAATAGAGAGTGTGAAGTCTGTGAGTTCCCCCAATTCTATTTGATCATCTTCCTCAATGCTTAAAACCTCATTAAACCAAAAGAAAGACCTCAAAGTTGAAGTGGACACAATGAGAGGGTTAATCATTGAGGAAAGCAAAAATTGGACCTTAAAATTGTAACAAATTTGCTGTGGGCTTAAACCCAGATCTTGGTCAACATAATCAGCTTGTCGTACATGAGCACCAGCACACTCACTTTGTTTAACAATGTATATGGTGTTATTTCTCCCTCTCAGGAGGTGACCAATTATCCCCAAGTTCTCATTTACCATATCCAATGCCACACAAATGTCAAGAAACTTTATCTTCGATGGATTTATCATCTGATTTGATTGAAGATCACTCATAAATGGAGCCAGATGTTCCTCAAACAATTGAGGATAATTCTTCTTTATCGAATGTAGTATATGATTCAAACCAAGCCTATCCTCTATGTGTTTGTGTGTTCTGGGTTTTATTGCCCAGAAAAGATTGGGGTTATCCAAAATGGTAGCCTTAGTTGGAAGTTTTACGCTTGAGAAAACCCATTCACCCAACTCACAGGCATTGGTTAAAACAAGTGTGAAATAATCCCACATAATTGACCTTGTAAACTGGAAGATCTTTTCCACTGATTTCTCACAGTACACAACACCCCTCCACACTGAACAATGTTTACATTCGCACGTAGTGATCTTCTTGTAAATGTCTTTCAAGTAGATGAAACCACCACTTCCATCCCTTACACACTTGCTTCCCATACTCTTGCAGAATCCTATAAACCCTGAGGCCACTGATGATTGAAAAGCAGATTTATTTATAGACTCCGCTAATATCTTCTTTGCCCCTTTCGTAAAGTTTTTTGACATTCTTGATTGTAAAGTCTTCACTAGACTCGGGATGCTTTCCCTCTCTAAAACTCTTTTACTTGACATTATCTTGGTCCTTAAGACTAACCTCAGATCACCAAATGTTGATGTGTTCACCCATCTGTATCTCAATGCGTTCTCAATCTCATCCTTATCCACTTCAGCATATAAAAGAAAACCTCGCAAGGCCTCATCACCTCCCCTACCTATCAAGCCAATTAAGTTCTCTTCAAAGATACGTCCATTTTTTATTCCTAGAAACACTTTCCTAGCACCTTTTCTCATCACTTCTAAAATTTTAGAATCTCTGAGGGAGTTCTCTATATTCCTCTGCAAACGATAGCCTCTAGAACCATCAGACCAATCTTTTACATCTTGTTTCACCACCGAAAGGAATGGTGTTTCTCCAAAGCCTGAATACTTAACTAACCGATTGACTCTCTCTGAAATTTTAGAAACGATGGAAACACTAACACCATTTGCGACACATTGGTCACAAATGGTATCTACAGTTTCTGCCAGCTGTGTGGGTGTTTTGCACCTGACATTGTGAAGAGCAGCTGCAACAAACTTAGTTAACAATGGAGTTTCTTCCCCCATAACAAAGAACCTCGACTTGAACTCCGCCACAAAGTTCCCAACAACACTTTTGGGACTGACAAATTTGTTCAACTTTGATGATAGATATTCATGAAAACATACAATTTCCAACCAGTCAGGGCTATCCTCGTCTATGTGCTCATATGCAGGCAATTTCATTATAGATATCTGATCATCACTGGAAGTGTAAGATAACACATCCACATCATACAGTTTGTAAATTGCATAGTTGAGAAACTGTTCCGTTATTAAAGCATATAAGTCAGATAAGTTGTGTAAAATTCCTTGTCCCATATCTAATACAGACATAATGTGACTTGGAATTTCATTTTCCCTTTGTAAGAAGTTGTGGTAGAACTGTTCTGTTACACTTGATGTTTGACATTCCATGAGCCCAAGACTTCTTTTGATTTTCCCCACACAATATGCCTGAGCAACATTAAATGGTACCTCGACAACTTTATGAAGATGCCATTTAAGGATGTCCAATAGTGGTCCAAGATTCAACTTAGCTCTACTTTTGGGTTCTGTCAAATTGAGATTGGCTAAAAAGGAATAAAATAATGCAGGGCTCATGTGGGGGCCCCATTTTGAATGATCCAATGACATACTAATATCACCATTGTTCACAGCCATCTTCATGTCACAGATGGCCCTCTCAAACTCTTTCTCTGAATTTAAACACGAATATCTCATAGATGATGTGATCATTTCAGAAAAATCCTCTACTAATCTAGTCATTAATTTTGTATTCAAGTCACCAACATAAAGCTCCCTGTTAGATCCAACTTGCTCCTTATAACTTAATCCAAATTTTAGATTTCCTGTATTTGTGCTTACGCTTGTGAACTCTGTCGGTGAATCTTCTGAGTAAAAACAGAGGTTTCTTAGAGCTGCACTTGTAAAAAACGTTTTGTCAAGCTTTTTGGCTATGGCCTCTGCATTGCTTTCTCTTGTGCTCACTCGGGCATCTTCCTGCACTCTAAGTGCTTCTGAACTCAAACCTAATCTAGACCTACTTTTGTGCTCATAGCTACCTAATTTTTGATCAAAACCCCCTTGTATCAGCAAATACTTGAAACACTCTAAGTAGTCAGTTTCCTCATAAGCAATAGTTGTTAGATTTTTTAACAAAAATTCAAGTGGGACAGATTTCAAAGGTTCCTCTAAGAAGAATTCTAACTTGTTACTGGACTGATACACCTCGTCACACAACTTTTTTACAGTTTCGTGTTCAATAATATCAGGATCAAAGTCTTTAATCTCATGAATTGAAACCTCATTTTTAATAGCCCTAAGAACCTGGTAAGGTGACCAGAGTGTTTCCAGCAGCTCACTTTTGCTAAGGTGCTTATTGACTTTCCTAGAATTTCCTAAACCTACATTATTACACTTTGATTCTTTCATTCTACTTAAAGTAAGCTGAACATCTTGCTTGATCTGCTCAAATGATTCCAATTGTTCTTCTGATAATGTGTCATACAACAAGGATAGCTCTTCTTTCATTTGACCTTTTGAAACACTCACACTAACTAAATTGGAAAGGTTCTTGAGGACCAAGAAATCTAAGGAATCTGGGTCCAAGTTGTACCTTCCCTTCGTTTTGAACATTTCAGTAAGAGTTGTTACACAAGATGAGATCATCATTTGTTTGTCATACTTGCTTAAGGCATTACCCAACTCATCTAACTTAGGGACAACAACACTTTTATTACTAGATAAGTCCAAAGCAGTACTAGTGAATGATGGGCGAAAAGGGTCAACTTTTAGATCACCAGACACCCTTAACTTTCCCCTGTTAAAAAGGGAAACACAGAAACTGATTAATTCCTTAGAGACTCCCGGTTCTTTAACATCTGATATGTTAGTCAAATTTTTCTGGAAAAACCTGTTAACGCTAGATGTCATAATCTCTTCTTGGGCTTCTGTTAAAATCCCGCTTAAAGAAGGATTAACTATGACACTGTTAAAATTCAGCTTTGGCTCAAGGAATTTCTCAAAACACTTGATCTGATCAGTTAATCTATCTGGTGTCTCCTTTGTCACAAAATGACACAGATAACTAATATTCAGTAAAAACTTAAACCTTCTGGCAAAGCCAAAATCTTTATCATCCCCTGTTGATAAGACCAATTCAAACAGTGTCACTGCTAACCTTTGCAATTGAATCTCTGAACTGGACTTACACTCAATCTCTAATTTTGACATAAGATCAACGTGATGAGCCTGATTAGCGTAAGCCATTATAAAATATCTCAGCCCTTGGATAAATGTTTGGTTCCTTTTTGAAGGTGAGCAGAGAAGGAGCAGCACCAAGGATCTCAGCTTAGGCTTAACCAGCTCAACAAGTTGTTCATCAAAGTCCAACCAGCATACCATTTCATTGCACATGGACACTATAGTGTCTTCAGAAAAAACAGGCAAAAAGAATCTCTTTGGATCACAATAAAAGGATCCTAGCTCACTTAATTCACCGTTTTCAGAGATATAAAGAGAATAACACCTTGATCTCTCACCCGTCTTTTGATAAAATAGGTAGCCTGTGACTCTACTTGAGATGGGGAACCTCTGAACATAACATTCCTTGAGCCTGACATTTCCATAATAGCGAGAATAGTCCTTTTCATTAATTAAAAGTCTAGAGGAAAAAGATGTTTTCATGGAATTGATCAGAGAGAGTGAAACATGTGACAAAGCTTTGAGCATGGCTTTGAAACTTTGGTCAGAGATATTCAACGAGTTTTGATGGAGACATCGGCTTTCGTTGTCCTTATGGACAGTATAACGCATTATGGGTCTTTCAGAAACTAAACTCTTTGCCAATTGGAAGAGCATGTCGAAGTCAGGTTCTTTAATGTAAGTCTTGACCTCTTTCCACATTTCTTCATCATACCTTTTCAAAACTTTCCCACACACGGACAGCCAGTCCTTACTATTCCCTAATTTATGTCTTATCAGCTTCATTGCTGCAAGGATATCAAGAGCTCTATCATTGACCAGGACCACCATTTGACCAATTATAAAACCAGCACCCCTGAGAGAATCTACCACTGAGTCATCTTGTATCATTTCATCCACAATGAAATTCAGCATGATTAGGTCCAAAAACAGCAATGTATTTCTCCTAGTATTGAAGATTTTTGAACCTTTAATCTTATTGCAAATTGATAATAAAGAAGAATAGGAAATGCACACTGGCTGCTTACCTCCAACCTCATCATCCTTCATTTCTTCTTTTGAATGATCTATTGACAGTTTGTTGGAAAGTGTGTAACAGAGCTCCAGAATTTTGCATGAACAAAACATGCAATTTATAGTATCACTATCTTGATGCAGACCAATTTTCAGAAGATCAGATAATAAATTAGACTTATTAGTTCTTTTAAATTTCCCTAAACCTTTATTAAAAATTTCAGTCTTATACCAGAGTTTGATTTTGATCAGTTCCTCAATTATTTTCGATTCTCTCACATCATTTCTTATACCCACTAATAACGATGTGTCTAGCAATTGATCATATGATAGCAGCCTTCTCTTTAGAAACTCTAGGTTTTCAAACCCCATACTTTGATTATTGGCTTTTGCCAAACTGTGTATCAGCCTTTGGTATTCCTGATCTTCAATTTCTATTTCTGAAGTTGCTTTCACCCCTTTCAAGATTTCAATCAATAGCCATCTCAACCTCTCAGTAGCCCATTCCGGAAGATAACTTGTGTTGTAACTTCCTCTTCCATCAACAACAGGAACCATGGTGATGCCAACTCTAGCAAGGTCATCTTTTAATGACATGAGTTTGCTCATATCAGCTTTCCACTTCCGTTCAAAGTCATTTGGGTTGACTCTTACAAAAGTTTCCAATAAGATGAGAGTCTTACCCATGAGATTGAAACCATCGGGCGTCACTTTGGGAAGAGTGGGACAGATCACACCATGATCAGAGAGGATGACATCCACAAACTTTTGCTCAAAGTTGTGTCTGCAGGCATTGACCTTGCAAGACTCCAGTTCAACTAAAAGTGACAACAATTTGAAGCCCTCAACAAGGACCAGTCTGGGGTGCACCTGTGAAAGAAGTGCGTCTTTCTGGAAAGATAGCTCTACTAATTCTGGGACATACTTTCTTACAAGATCCTTCAATTCCAGTAAAAAAGTGTCCATTATTCACTTAGACAAAATTCGCCTAGGATCCACTGTGCG